TGGTGAAAATTGGGGTGATTATACTGATGCATTTGTAAACGCAATGCAAACAGAAGCAGTTGAAGAAGAAAAGAAAAATTGTGGTTGTGGAAAAGATCCTTGTGAAACATATGGTAAAACTGACGTTGAAGAAGCAATGGGACCAATGGCAAAAGTTAATGACGAAGGTCAGATAGAAATGACCAAAGCAGATTATGCTAAAATACATCGTGATTATAAGACAAAAATAGATGACACATACATGGCATTGCGTCTTGATCATAAAACAGGTGGCACAGTATTAACACCAGTAACATTTATAGACGCAGTCGCAGAAGGCGAAGAAGTGCGTTCAGAAGAAAAGGATACAAATAATATGACGAATTCAATGAACGAAGGTAAAGTTAAAGCAGCAATGATTGATGATTCGGAAACAATGTCTAAAGAAGACTTTATTAAGAAGTACGACCAAGAAAATGCTGACGACTTATACGAAGCATCTATAAAGAAAGTATGTAAAGATTGTGGTGATGAAATACACAAGCCTACTACAGATTGCAAGCATGATTGTGATGATGAAATGGGTGAAAACTGGGTAACAGAATCATCTACATTAGAGGAGTCTCCAACAATGGATACTACTCAATTAGTAAGTATGTTACATAATGCAGGTCTATCTGAAGAAGCAATAGAACGTAAGATTAACGAATGGGCTAATTCACCAGCAGATGCAAGTGAAACTGAACCTACATCGCATGGCGATCCTTATGAGTTTGCACAACCAGTAAACTTGTCATTGAAGAGTTATATGGGCGCACAGGATCTAAAAGTTAGCGTAACTGAGCATACAGTAGACACCATGAAAGCATTATATGAAGAATCTAAGAAAAAGACTATGGTCAAAGGTCCAGATGGAAAAATGGTCCCAGACTATGCAGTAGACGGCAAAGGCAAGGACGATCTTAAAAAAGATAAAGACGTTAAAGAATCTGCTTCAATGTCAGATGATCCATGTTCTAAGTGCGAAGGAGAAGGTTGTGACTATTGCGACGACACTGGAGTTAATACAGGAACCGAACTTGCTGAAGCACAGAGCGCAGCACAGAAAGCCGCTTTTGAAGATATGTTAGCTAAGAAAGAGCCTACAATGGACGATGAGCCAGAATACGATGGTGATAAGAAAGAGCCTACGATAGAAGAATCATTGGAAGAATCTAAAGAATTGGCAATCTTGCTTAGAAACGCAGGACTATAAAGAACTTAGACCTTAGGACTGTTATAATTACTGGCTTGCCCGTTTTTATTATCTAAGGAGAGAGGATGCCGTTATCCATTATATGTAATTCGCTACTATATATATAAAAAACGGCAATTATTTAAGGAACGAATTATGAACGATATGAGAAAGATAATGGAATCTATATTACTAGAAACCCCTTTGCAGGTTGGTGATATTGTTGGATATAAAAATAAATCGTATGAAGTAGTAGGTATTAATCCTAATGATTGGGATCAAGTATTGATTAAGTCACTAACTAGTGATGCAGAAGGATGGGTAGATGACAGTAAATTATCAAGAAATCCTCCAGTTGCAGAAACAGTAGAAGAGATTGAAGAAGTTGTTGAATCAGATGATATTGACATTGATGCCTTTTTAGAAAATTTAGAGATTTCAATAAAAAATATCATATCAAAATAGACAAGATCCTTGTCTATCACGAGTTGTTAGATTGACAAACAGAGATAAATACATACATGTCAGCAGATACGAAGTTAGTAAAAACTCCTCACCAACAAGAAAATTATACACCAGATCAACTAATAGAGTTAGCAAAATGTGCTAACGACCCAAAATATTTCATGAGAACTCATTGTTGGATTCAACATCCGACTAAGGGTAGAATGAAGTTTGAATTATTTGACTTTCAAGAAGAATTAGTTGATGTATATCATAATTATAGAAACTCGGTAGCATTGATTTCTCGACAAATGGGAAAATCAACATGCGCTGCTGGCTATCTATTATGGTATGCTATGTTCGTGCCAGATCAGACAATATTGATTGCAGCCCACAAATATAGTGGTGCACAAGAGATTATGCAGCGTATTCGATTTGCATATGAGACATTACCTGATTACTTGAGAGCGGGCGCAACATCATATAACAAAGGTTCATTAGAATTTGATAATGGTAGTCGTATTATTGCACAAGCTACCACTGATAACACTGGACGTGGTATGTCTATATCACTAGCATACTTGGACGAGTTTGCATTTGTACGTCCAAACATTGCAAGAGATTTTTGGACTGCATTATCGCCTACATTAGCAACTGGTGGTAAATGTATTATAACATCTACACCAAACCAAGACGATGATCAGTTTGCTCAGATTTGGAGAGATTCACAAAAGAAGACAGATGAGTATGGTAACGAAACTGATTTAGGTATTAATAGTTTTGCCTCTTATGATGCAATATGGAATAGACATCCAGACAGAGATGAAGAGTGGGCAAGAATAGAACAAGGTAAGATTGGTGAAGAAAAATTCAGACGTGAACATAAAAATGAATTTATTGCATTCGATGAGACATTGGTGAGTAGTTTGAAATTAGCCATGATGGAAGCAAAAGAAGCATGGGCAATGCAAGGACAAGTGCGTTGGTATAAGCCGTTGAAAACAGGTAATTTATATCTTATTGCATTAGATCCTAGTTTAGGAACTGGTGGAGATAATGCAGCGATACAAGTGTACGAATTGCCTGGCATGAACCAAGTCGCTGAATGGCAACATAATAAAACGACTATACAACAGCAAGTAAGAATATTACAAAAGATAGCAATATACATAGATGATGAGACAAAGCAACAATCTGAAATATATTATAGTCTAGAAAACAATTCAATGGGCGAAGCAGGATTGGTATGCGTTGAGGAGATAGGCGAAGAATACTTCCCAGGGACATTCTTGAGTGAACGTAAGAAGCATGGTAATACAAAGGCATATCGTAAAGGATTTACTACTACACATAAATCAAAGATAGCAGCATGTGCTAAATTAAAGCATTGGGTAGAGACTGATAAGTTAGAAATAGCAAGTAAGAATCTATTACGTGAACTGAAGGTATTTATTTCTCGTGGCAATAGTTATGGTGCAAAAGAAGGTGAAAATGATGATTTAGTCATGGCGCTCGTATTAATCATAAGAATGGCACAAGAAGTAACCAATTATGAAGATACCGCATATGAGTATTTGATGGAAGAAGGGTTAGATAATGACTACGATGACCCAATGCCATTGTCATTTTTATAGACGAAAAAGATAAATACATATATAATTAAAAAGGAATTACCCCGATGAATGATATTTCAACAGAACTATTTAACATACTAAAAGGCGCAGGCTACAAGATGCGTTTATACACTATTGATGGTGTAGAGACATTGAATGTAGAAGAAGCAACGCGACTATACGCTGTTGATCAAAATTTGATTGTCACAATCAAACAAGAAGATAACAACTTTGAAGTGATTGTTAAGATCGGGGAAAGTTACGACATACAGAGAAATAAAGATATTTTAGATGCAATCAAAGCAATTGCACATGGAAAATTAGGTGAATTCACAATGAGAAAATTTGACAAACAAATCCAACCAAAAACAGATGCACAAGTGACAGAAGGGTTCACAAAGGCGGGCGGTTCAACAAAGACAAGTTATATTAAATTGCCAGAAGCAACGCTTATCATAAAGCACAACAAAAGTGTTAATGAAGAAATGCGTGGTTCTCGTAGTAGAAATATTCATAGTTTGTTTATTGAAAATGCATCGGGTGAAAAGTTTGCATTCCCACATAAGTACATGGCAGGCGCTAGAGCAATGACTATGCACGTTAATGAGCATGGAAATCCTTATGATGTTAAGGGACAAGCAATTTTGGCAATGTGTGAAGAGATTTCAGATTTAAACAAGTTCACAAAATATACAAAGCAAAACAAATTAGTTAACGAAGACAATCAAGAAATCGTAGAGACTATTAAATCAAAGATTGCTCAACTAAAAGAGTCAGTTAAGCGTTTGTCTACCAAGCGTGGTTACGATAATTTTAAAGTTGAAGTAAATGAAGATTTAATTGAAGAAACCCTTGACATCTCTGAGAAATTCAAGTATAATGCATTATCTACTGAGAGTATGCAACAAGCACTCGCTACAGTAAATCGTGTAGTATCTGAAACTAAATTGAAAGAGGCGAAAACCGTGAGCGCAATTGAAAACTTAGAAAAATTGATCAACATTGTTAAATCTGGTATTAAGATTCCTGTTGATTCAACTGATCCAGAGCATCCTGAAAACGCAATGACTGATTTCTCAGGCGAAGGTGGTGACATCTCTGCACTGGGTCACAAGGCATCATACATCGGTATGAAGGCTATTCAAGTAAAACAATTTGAATTGTCAAATTTACTTGATATGTTGAGCGTAGATGTTCATAAAATGAATAAGACATTCCGCACAGCACTTGATCAGTTACTTGATAAAGTAACAGAAGAAGTAGTACCAGAAGTAACTCAAGAATCACCTTCAATGGATGGTGAAGCAGTTACTAATTTACGTAAGATGGTGGGATAATATGATTAATTGGATGAAAGGTCGCTTAACAGAACGTACATCATTAGATGGTGCAGTATTAATTGGTACTGCACTAGCAATTCTATTAGCAGCTCCTTTGCTAAACGTAGCAGCATGGATTGCCCTTGTATATGGCATCTGGTCTATTATCAAAGAAGAATAAATATAAATGAAGCAGCGCCAGTTGAGAGCCTGCATTAACAACGTAATATCTTCAATAAAAGAAGCAGCGCCAGTTGAGAGCCTGCATTAACAACGTAATATCTTCACTAAATATTAAATCAAATTAAAACGAAAAAGTGCTTGACAGTAGGCATGAAAAGAAGTATACTGTATAGGCTAAGTAAGAAAACAAAGGCAAACTTGTATTAGTGGAATAATCCATTTAATACCTAAAACAAAACTAAGGCATTAGGAGAATTAAATAATGGCATCTTTAGCAGAAATCCGAGCAAAATTGCTTGAACAAGAAACTCGTTCATCTGGAACGAAATCAAATACCAAATCAGACAATACTGTCTTCCCTCACTGGAGTATTCCAGACAACACATCAGCATCACTACGATTTTTACCTGACGGCGATACAAACAACCCATTCTTTTGGTTGAAGCGCGAAATGATTCGTTTAGAATTCGCAGGCGTAAAAGGTGGTGACGAATCAAGACCTGTTACCATTCAAGTACCTTGTATTGAAATGTATGATGATGAAACTACCACATGTCCTATTCACGCAGAACTGCGTCAATGGTTCAAAGATCCTTCATTAGAAGACGTTGCTCGTAAATATTGGAAGAAAAAGTCTTACTTATTTCAAGGCTTTGTCACTGAAAGTGATCTAGTAGAAGAAGCACCTACTAACCCAATTCGTCGTTTCATGATTTCACCTCAAATCTTTAAGGTAATCAGTGCAGCGTTAATGGACGTTGATTTCACATCTTTACCCACCGATTATAACGAAGGTACAGATTTCAGAGTAGTCAAAGGTCAGAATGGTAAGTGGGCAGACTATAGTACTTCTAACTGGGCTCGTCGTGAGCGTAGTTTAAATCAAGATGAACTAGACGCAATCGAAACAAATGGATTATTTAATCTATCTGACTTCCTACCTAAGAAGCCTGATCAAGCGCATTTAGATGCGATGGTCGAGATGTTTGAAGCATCTGTCGATGGTCAGTTATACGATAATGAGAAGTGGGGTAATTACTACCGCCCATGGGGTGTTGATGCACCATCAAAACCAATGGCATCTGTAGTTCAATCAGCGCCTGTTGCTGAAAAGGAGATTACGTCAGACGATGTCCCTTTTAAAGCAGATCCTGTTCCTGTAGCAGCAGCACCTGTAGCAGCAGCACCGACAACAGGATCAGAAGACGCAAAACCTACTGCGCAAGATATTCTTGCAGCAATTCGCAATCGTAAAGCAGAAGCATAAGTAACCAATAGGGAGCAAGTTCTTTGCTCCCATTTTCAAGGAGAATAATATGGCACGACCATTTGATGTGTCTAAGTTCCGTCGTAGTATTACTAAGGCGGTTCCTGGTCTAAGCACTGGATTTAACGATCCTGATACTTGGATTTCAACAGGTAATTTTACATTAAACAAACTTATTAGCGGAGACTTTGAAAAAGGTATTCCACTAGGTAAAGTAACAGTATTAGCAGGCGAATCTGGAGCAGGGAAATCATATATTGCTTCGGGAAACATAATTCGTCATGCACAAGAGCAAGATATTTATGTTGTTCTAATCGACTCGGAAAATGCACTAGACGAAGCATGGTTACATGCACTAGGTGTAGATACGAGTGAAGATAAATTGATGAAGTTGAACGTAGCAATGATTGATGATGTTGCGAAAATTATCTCTGACTTGATGAAAGATTACAAGACTGAGCATGGTGATAAAGAGCCAGAAGATCGTCCTAAAATCTTATTTGTAGTAGACAGTCTAGGTATGTTGTTAACACCCACTGACGTTAAGCAGTTTGAAGCAGGAGATATGAAAGGCGACTTGGGTCGTAAACCTAAAGCACTTACTTCACTTGTTCGTAACACTGTGAATATGTTAGGTGAATACAACGTAGGTTTACTTGCTACGAATCACACTTATGCATCGCAAGATATGTTCGATCCCGATGATAAAATCTCTGGTGGTCAAGGATTCATTTACGCAAGTTCAATCGTAATCGCAATGCGTAAACTAAAGTTAAAAGTTGATGAAGATGGTAATAAGACGACTACTGTAAATGGCATTCGTGCAGCGTGTAAGATCATGAAGACACGTTATGCTAAACCATTTGAGAGTGTACAAGTAGAAATTCCATATGATACTGGTATGAGTCCTTACAGTGGATTAACTGAATTCTTTGAAGCGAAGGGCGCATTGAAAAAGTCAGGTAATAGCCTTGAGTATATTAGTCCCGTAACTGGTGAAATCATTAAGAAATTCCGTAAAGCATGGTCTAAGAATACTGATGATTGTCTAGATATCATGATGCGCGAGTGGGAACAACAACCCGAAGCAATTCTAGATTCTGCTGGAGATGATTCAGTGATTGAGGAGATGGTCAATGAGTCTTAGTGATAATGATTTAGAATTTATCATTGCTATATATGATGCTGCTAGGTCTAGTGTTGTAGAAAAAGAACGTAGTAATTTTGCAGAACATTTTCTACAAGTATTAGATCAGTATGGATTTGACATTGCAGGTAATGCGGAACAGATCAGTGAGCATGATAAATATCTCCAAATTAGTGTTGATGAATATATTGAACACGAAGAAGAAGACGACACAGACGAAGAAGAGTGGGATTAAATGAGTAAATGGTATCGTAAAGTCACTGGAAACATGGCAGAGATAGTTAATGCTATTTCACACTATGAAATACAAGTTTCAGAGGCTAAGTTTGAATGTAGTATGAAAGGTAGTTTGGAAAAGCACAGTCGTGATATTCCGGGCATCGTTGAACATCGTTTTAACCAACTACAAGAGACAGAAGCGATACTTGAATATTTACATACTGAAATGCGAAAATTGCGCAGTCAGAAGTTCAGACACTTTACTGAGCATTATCAACGTGCATTAACATCAGCAGATGCGAAAGCATTTGTCGATGGTGAGCCTGATGTAGTAGATTTACAATATCTTATTGTTGAATTTTCAATGGTTAGAAATAAGTTTATGGGAGTTATCAAGGCACTTGAAGTAAAGCAATGGCAACTCACTAACGTAATTAAGTTACGATGTGCAGGATTGGAAGACGCAACACTTTAATAATAATAAAATAAAAAACCCACCAAGTGTGGGTTTTTTTGCGGCTATAATATAATATATGTGTTTAAATTAAAAATACAAAATCATAAATAGTACAGTTAACTAAAGGAGAAGCTTAATTATGGCTCAAAAACGTTTTAATATGGAAGGTGGTTTTATAACCAATGGCGATTCACAGGTAGAAGGTAATCTATCCGTTACTGGATCACCTACTCTTATCGACCACGTAACTACCAAAGTCTACGTAGATACCGCAATAGCAGGCGTAGCAGGAAATCAACAAGGAATATCGGGTAATGGCGATCTATTCATGTCAGGTCACATTATCCCAACAATAGATTCAGACGGAACAACAGGTTATGATCTTGGATCACCAGCGATGAAATGGAGAGATTTGTATCTTTCTGAAGGTTCGCTATATATCGATGGTCAAAAGGTTATTGAATCAAACAGTGGAACTATTGTTGTTCAAGCAGATCCGAATCAATCACTCACAACAAAAGTTACAGGTACGGGAGTATTAACACTCGATTCTGATACTACTATAAACATGGCAGCAACATTGCAAATGGCGACAGGTATGAAAATTACCGACCAAGGTGGCAATGCAGTTGTATTTGGCGACAAAGTCGATCTAGATAATAATCAAATTATTAATGTTGGATCACCAACTTCGGCAGGCCATGTAACTACAAAAGGTTACGTAGATCAAGAAATATCAAATATTATTAATGGTGCGCCAGGCGCACTAGATACGTTGAATGAA